GTATTGAATCCACGTTGTATTCCATTAATGCAAATATACAAATTATTTATTAAATTGTTTCTTAATATTTTTATCAATAAAAGCAATTATTTGTCTATTTAATTTACCTGAATAACCTATAAATTGACGTTTAGGCATTTTGAAAGAATGTTTACCCCACGCTTTACCCATTAACCCATCATTATGTATTCTGGCATAAGGCACGTCTGTATAAATTTTAGCGGATAAACTACCAAAACGTTTACTTCTAATTGAACGACTTAAACGACCTGCGCCACCTTTGCCTATTAAAATGCCTCTATCAATTCCTAAACTTCTAACTCCACTTTCACCACGTCTACCACGTTTATAAGTATCAATACCTCTTTTACGTTTTTTCCAAGGGCTAAAACTTTCATCTGTAAAACCACCATCACTAAAAGACTTTGTGAAATGAGTTGCAGCTAATTTACCACTAGCCTCCACTAACTTCTCTAATTGAGGTTTAAAAGTTTCTATAAACTTTAATATCTTTTTATGTTCCGCAAATGTTGCCATTAGTTTAATCCAAAGTAAAATATTTGACAGTAATATAAACCTTCTTTATTCTTATTTAACAATATGTGGGTAAAATAATAACAACTTTTTGTCAACTGTTCGTTTACGTTTCCTTTGCCTATTAAGTTGTTAATCATGGTTTGGGCATATAAAAGTTATTACTAGCTAAATCTTTATCTTTTGGTTCTACTGTAAAATATGGGTGTGCATCACTAAAAACAATTCTATCTTTACCTGCATTCATCATAAATTCAGGCGGTACGGTATCGGGTTTTTTAAATCCTTTTAAACTTGTCTTATCTTCGCTATCTGTTTGTAATGTAGTACATCTACAATTCCATCCATTAGGCGGAAAATACGAATTCCAAAACCTATCATTTACAGGTCTACTAATATTATTTAACATAGCGTGTTCAGGACGTACCCTTCCATCCCCAACTGTGCTATAAGTAAGCATTGGTAATAATTCCGCATTACTTTCAATATCCATCCACATACTAGCACTTCTACTTTGAGATATAGCTGCATTGTATTCAGCTCTTAAATAGTTTTCGTTGTAATTTTTGAATATTTCAGTACCAGTTTTCTTATACTCACTAAATGGCTTAATTCTATCTTTGTCGTAAATAGCATCTGTCATTTCTCGCACTTGGTGGTACTGTTTAGCTCCCGAAAACACATAAACGTTATTTCTTAAATCGTTAAGCATTTTAAAATCGGGACTATTCCATTCAACATCTGTTAATGCTTTACCAAAGCCATTATAAACACCATTAGTTAGCTTTTCGGCTACTCGTAAATATGTTGCAACGTCTAAAGATTGTGGAGTGATTAAGCCACTATACACACCAATTACAATACGTTCAATTTCTTCGTCTGAAAATATGTTAATTGGTGCAGCATTTTGTATGTCGCAAAATGAACACATCTATTTATAAAGATTATCTAATCTATTTTTAATATTAGCAACATCGGTTGGGTCGTTTACAATAACAACCTCACTCCCATATTTCTCATCTAAATATTCAGGACTGAAAGTGAATTTACCTGTTTTAATTAACTCAATATCTATCTTAGATTGTTCAATTAAAGTTAAATCATCTTCTGCTTTAACAGTTATTTTAACGCCTTCAGGAAATATACCTAAACGTGTCATCATTGGCACTAATTGATAGTTTAAAACTCCTTCAATAAAAAATTCATCGTTATAAGCTACATTCTTTAAAACACGCTCTTGTACTTCTGCACTACCTACATAGGCTTTTTCGTCTAGCGTTCCTGTTTGCCCTAAAATAAGTTTACTAATCTCACTATTACAACGCTGTATCATCATGTCAAACACTTGAAAAGCATCTGAACGATTAGATTCTACTAACTCAATTAAATCACCTGTATCAAACACACCATAAGAAGCTACACCCATATTTTTAAGCATTGATTCCATATTATCACGAGTTACTTCATCTCTTACATCTGTTTTGCCTATTCTAATAGGGCTACCAAATATTTCTACAAATTCACTCCACGCGCCTAATGCGTTTTTCTTCCAAATAACTAAAGGAGCTGCTTTCATATATAAACCTAAATCTCTAGGCTTACCAACCCCAATACACCAATTATTATAAGGAGCTTCTAAGTAGTCAGTACCACTTAAATCTGCATAAGTATTAGTTACTATATGAAATTCGGGCTTAACGTATTCTCTAGGTACTAATTCAACTGATTTAAAAGCATTATCTACAACGCTATCAAATTGAATTAATGAATGTCCGTAATAAATAGCATCTAATGAATAATCTATAAAATCTCTAAACCATTTTTGTTTAATAATATATTCCAACTCTTCGTTTTCTTCACCGTTTAATTTTACATCAAAGTCTTTAGATAGCGTTAAGTTTTTACGTTGGTTAACTGCTGCCGTTAAGTGGGCATCTAATTCAATGTTCTTATAAACTTTGTACAATTCCGATCGCTGAGGAGCTGTTAAAGATTCCGCTCTAGTTACCGCTAGTTTGTAAGTTTCAATATTAGTAAAGCCCCTATACAATTGAGTAGGAGTAGTAATACGTTTTCTAATATCTGCTGTTTTAGGCATATTAACAGAAACGTCCTGTACTTTATTAAAATCTATGTTATATCCAAATAATTTCATTATATAGCTCCTTTTCGATTATAGAAAACCTCTGAAGATATAATATGATGTTCATTAGTTATTTTGTCGATAACTAATAATTTACCATCTCCAAAAGACATTAATATTTCGTATTTATCATTCATTACCAAAGTTGATTTGATGATTTAATAGTGTTACCATCTGAGTTACCCCATCTAATAGAAACACCTTGTTGCGGTAATATTTGAGGTAAATCCGCTGTAATATCTCCACTAGCTACACGTTTAAGCCATGCAATAGCCCCACCGTTTTGAGTAGCATTATTACCATCGTAACGCTCTTTACGTAAATCTGGAATGTTTCTAGGATTAATACGTGAGTGTAAATGATACAAAGTAATGTCTAGTAAATACATTACTATTTGTTGGTTTCTATTATCTCCTTCACTCCATTTAGTAGTATCGTCGGGATAAGTAGCGGTTAATGTATAAGCACTACCAACGCTCCAAAAACCAGTTTCAGTTGGTAAAATTCCTTTACAATTTAATAAACAAGTGTATTCAATATTGTTATAGTAAACCTTATCTCCTACAACGTATGAAGTGGTATTTACATATTCATCTTCTGGTAATTTAACGTAAAATAGTGATTTATCAGCAGCTTTTAAAGTCCATTCGGAAGCATTAAAAGCGTGTGCAGTACTACCAGCTATTGACTTATAAATATTACCATTATAAACTACATATTGACCAGTAGTGTAAACAGTAGAAGCACTAAAAGTACTTGCAGTCCATTCAACTAATTGTTTGCCGTTATAAGTAGCAGTAATATCAAATGCTTTAGTATCTGTAAATATCTGATTAACTATGTAACGTTGAGCTAAATAACTAATCATTTCACTTTGTGCGGATTGCTCAACATCTAGTTTAGTTTGTTGGTTAGATTCGATTATTTGAGCTAAGTTATCCGATTGAATAACACGTAAATAATCATTATCTCTTAAAAGTCTAGCCATTGTACAAAAATATAAACAAAATGTGCTTAATTAATACTATTGTTACTAATATTTTCCAAATCTAATTTAACCTTATTCTCTTTTAACTTATGAACTTCAGCATTAAGCATAGCTAATTCTAGTTTGTGCATATCTTGAACGTATGTAATGAAATTATACTTTAACTCTTTGATACGTGTTTTACGATTGATTATAAAGGTATCGGAGTGGATTAATGTATTAGTTTCCTTGTCTTCAATAAAGAAAGTTACTGTATTATGTCCATCAATTAGTTCTTTGTGTGATTTTACTTTCATTATTTGTTTGCTAATGCTATAAATTTTATATTTACTTGATATTTATCTTTTAAATCT